ACCCACCTTAATAGAACCATTAACAGCATGACTTCTTAATATCTTACCTATGTTTTGTATTTGTGATGATTCTCCACTTGGAGCTGTAGTTGTATATTCGCCTGCTGTTGTAGATACATAAAGTATTTGTCCTACAGATTCATTAGAAGTATCTATAGATGTTAAATTACCAAAAGTAACTATTTGCAGATTGTTATTAGCATTAGCATCTTCTATAGCCAATCCAAATGCAGGCATTTTAGAAGCATCATCAGCTTTTGCTTTACTAACTGTTGTCGTATTTCCTGAAACACCTGATACATAAACTACATCACCTTTGGATAAAGCTACATCAGCTTTAGCTGTGAATCTAACAGCACCATCAATGTCTCCAATAAATTCATCTGTTGCAGTAACAATATTAAAAGTAACATTATCAGATGTTGATACAGCTTGTCCTATAGCAATACTAGGAGTAGAACCTTCACCAGTCCCACCTGTTACTGTTACACCAGTACCACCTGATAGAGATTGCACATAATCACCAGTAGTATCAGTTCCTAAAGCAATAGAATTAATTTGTGCTGTAGTTGATATAGTAATATCACCACTACCATCAAATGAAGCTGAACCTACAACATCACCCGATAAAGATATAGTTCTTGCAGTTGCAAGTGTGGTAGCTGTATCTGCATTACCTGTTAAGTCTCCAGTTACATTACCCGTAACATTACCTGTTAGATTACCAGTAACATTTCCTGTTAAATTGCCTGTTAATGTATTAGATGTAGTAATACTAACACCTGTAGTAATCCAAGCATTATCAGCAGCGTTTCTTATCTTTAATACATTACTAGATGTATCTACCCATAATTGATGTGAAAATGTAGTTGAAGGCTCTGATGCTCCACTATTGACAGTTGCAATAGCCTGTAAAGCATTGTTTAAATCTGCCCTAAAGTCTGCTCCTGACTGGTTTGCTATATTGTAATCGTGTTGTGCCATAATAAAATCCTATTTTATATATCTTAAATCATTCAGGGGTAGTTGGAAATATAACATCAGCAATATTATTAGTTGCTTGATGTAAAGATGGTAAATCCCTTAGTGCCTGTCTATGTGTTGCCCATTCTTGTTTTTTAGCATCTGATAAAGGACTATCATTAACTTGAGTCCAATCACTAGCTGCTAATCTGTTATTTCTTATGCTTCTTAATTCAAATAAACATACTTCTATTAATTCTGCTTGAGTCTTTTGTATAGCAGACATAGTAATTAAATTATTATCTTCATCATAAGTTGTTTGAACTGTATGAGTCTTTAAATTAACATCGGTAAATTGTTTGTCTACAGGAATCCAGTCAGCATCATTATTAGGTTTATTAACCTGAACACCTACTGATATTTTATTGTTTTCGCTATCCCATTTTGCCCACATATTACCCACCTCTTAATCCTGCATATACACCTTGTATTTTATTAACAGTTATAGTTCCTGTATTTTTTTTAGCATATAAAGTTAAGCTACAAGTTGCGAAAACCTTTGTGTTAAAAGAGCCTGATAATGATTGTGATATTAGACCACTACTAAAATTATGGTCTTGTCCTGATTCAGCAGCAGTATATATTGTAGGACTTGAACCGCCTGCTGTTGTAATTCCAGTCAACACACCTTGTAAATCCATTTGCGCTCCACCGCCTGACAATGTAGCGGATATGACTAAGCTAAAAAATGGAGTATGACCACCGCCTGCTGTGGTTATATCAGGAGCAGATAAAACAACATTTCCAATTTGTGTATAACTAGTTCCTATGCTTGTATTTGGAGTTAAACTTATAGGTTCTAGTTTATCTATATCACCTGAAATATTATCAGCAGTAAAGTTAGTAACAGTAATAACATCAGCATCTATAGTTCCTGCTGTTAATTTATCAGCAGATAAAGATAGCACCTTTACATCTGTAACAGCATCATCTTGTAAATCATCTGTTCCAGTAGGTTCATCACCTACATTAAATGATAATTGAGTTGGGTCTGATTCAATACCAAGACTATTAATTGCTGATATATCAGCAGTATATCCTGTTCCTTTTGGAATAAAGTTAAGGTCTACGCTGTTAACATCAACTATTTTATTTAATATTTGTAATATTGGAAAACCACTTTTAAATATATTGACTCTCCATTGATGATAAGGATAATCAGTTGGCAAATCCCAAGTTATAAAAGGTCTACCAGTAGAGCTAGCATCAGTATCAGTAAATGAAACATTGGTTGGAGCTGCTACTGCATAAGCTGACGGAATATCAGATATATCTTCAAATTCTTCTTGAGGTGGTACTTCCCATGTATAAACATCAAAGTATTCTATTAAGCTAACTGCAACTAATCCATTAGGTTGTAATTCTAATGCTTCAACTCTACAAACTTTACCTGAGAATCCTAAGCCTGCATAAGTTAAATCTACTATGTCTCCTACATTAAGTTTATACATCTCAGGAGTTCCTAAGAACTGCATGGTGGTCTGATTTCTACTTCTAGTTAAGATTGCCTTACCCATGTTATAAGCTATGTAAGGGTCGCTTATATAAGGGAACTCAGCTTTAATTTCTAATATTTCATCACCATCATCTGAATAATATTCAGGACTTGCATCATGTAAAACTGTAGCTGTATCTAATTCATATTTTTTATTAGCATTGAAGAATTCAACAATAACTTTATTTGCTTTTTTATCTTTATTACCATAATCAACTGATATGCCAGCATCAGCAATAATATGATTGTCATTAATACTAAATGTAGAAGTACCTGTATCTTCTATTGATAATTCATACTGACCATTAATATAAAGAAAGATACCTCTCATATTAGCAAGAAGCTCTTTTGCATTTTCCATTACATTTTTATTTGTATCTAAATAACCATTGCAGTGAAATCTTTTAACTTTTAATAATGAAGAGCCAGTTTGAGAAGAATAGGTGCTACTAAAAGTATTATTTATAAATACAATGTATTCTTCATTTGAATCAAAGAATTCACTTCTTTGCACATCAATAATTTCATCACCATCTATAACACCATTACCATTAGCATCAAATAAATCTAAAAGCTCACCTATTTTGTTTTGCCACCAATCCTCATTGGCATTTGCTCCTGCAATAGTAAAGAAGTTATCACCACTATTTGCACTCCAAGTAAGTGATTGTGCTGTTCCATTAAAATGTGGCTGATCAACCTCTGTATCACAAACATTAGCAGCAGAGCTAAATGTAGTCATATTAATTTGTGATGCTGTTAAACCCTTACCATATTCATTGTTAGTTATATAATCTAAAAAAGTTAAAGCTGGATTATCTGAAAATTCATAAGTAGATGGAGTTCCAAATGTTTGACCTGAATCTCTTGGATCATAAACTTTTTTACCTCTTACTTGAACTGTTAGTTGTGGCACTCCTGACCAAATACCTTCTTTATCATAGCCATAATGAGCAGCTATATAACAAATACCATCTAATCTATGTGCTGAAGTCCAATTAGGCATAGATGCAACAAGCATAGGATCAGCAGTTTGTGATGCAGCACCATGATGTAGATTCATAACATATCTATATTTTAATGTAGGACTTGTACCAAATTGACCAGCACCAGCATCAATACCAGTACCATTTTGTGAAACTGTATTTAATGAACCTGAACCTGAAGATATTTTATCTGAACCTATATAACCACCATCTCTAAATCTTGCTGAATCAGTTAAAGGATTACCATCAAGCTCAATAGTCCTACCTAGTATTTCATCACATTCACCAACTGATAAAGCATAGACAACATATAAATCTCTTGAATCATTCCCTGATACATCCATATAGATAATCTGAGCACCAACCCTTCTAGTTCCATAGATAACAGGTATTTTACCTCCAGCAGAGGTTTTGTTTAATAGGATGTCCTGACCTTTAGCCATCATTTGTCTAGCCTGCATAAATCCTCTAACACCAACCGCTAGAGTTGCAATATTAATAAAACCAGTTATTCCAGCTATAATATTTCCTAATGTTCCAGTAGCACCAAGAGTAAAACCTTTACTTACAAAAAACTTAGCTATGCTTGACCAAAATGCCATTATCTACCCCACCTTACATCTTCTTTAACTTGAGTAGCAAATTCCATACCTTTGTCACCTGTACTAAACGATTGTTGTGATTCATCAGAATAGTGCCTACCTTTTGTTAAATTCCAATTTGCCCAATGTGATGCAACAGTTAAAGTCAAAGCAGTATTATCTATGTTTTCTGAAATAGATACATTTCTAATCTGACCTGTAAAATAATTAATCGCACCAACGATAGTTTCATCTGAATTAAAATATGCTAAATAAATATCTACTATCTTGTCTGTAAAAGAGCCATCTTCTACTAAAGACCTTACTTCATTAGTAACATTAGAAAAAACAATATTTAATTCATTAACCTCTAACTGACCTGTTTCAGAAGTCATATCAACTTGTAAAAAAGAACCACCAGCTTCATAGCTATTAGAATCATAAGTAACATCAGAATACCAATCAGTCAGCCTGATAGTAGATGATAAATTAAGCTCAACTAGAAAAGCTGTCTTAGTTGCTGTTGATGATACTTGAGTTTGTAGATCAGTAGATAAACTTCTAGGCATTAAGTTATAACCTCTCTAACATCAAATGAAATACTATAAAAACCACTAGCATCTGTTGAATACATAATCTCATTATTTTCAAGATAAACAGTGAAACTAGGTTTATTTACAGTAACAGCTTCATTATCTGCTAGAGATGCTACTAGGTTAGGTGATATAAGAACAGTTAATGAGCCATCACCCAAAGAATCAATATTTGATTGAACCATATAAACTTTACTATGATTTGCAAACTTAATTAAATCACCAGCCTTTAAAGCAACTGACGTACTTGCTGCAAAACCATCTAATTGAATGGAAGCATCTCCTGGTGAGTGTGAGCCATTGACTAATATATCTGTTTCAAATCTGCTTGCACCTACATTATCTAGTGGTGCTTGAATAGTAAAGTCCTCAAAAGAACCTTTTTGTTTTTGTAAAAATGCAAATATTTCCTGACTCTTTTCTTGTTGTAAAGGTGGCATTGCAACTGTAAAAGAAAAATATTGAGATCCTATTTGTCTCACTTGTTTTTTACCAGATAAAGTTTGGTTTATTAATGTAGGTCTATTATCTTTAAAATTTAAAGATCTAAAATTTGGATTAGTAGGAAATTGACCAGACATTATACGACTCCCATCTTGCCTTGATTATTCATGGCATTGTTTATGATTGATGTTATCAATCCTTTTCTTGATGCTAATAACTG